TATAGTGTGGCATAAGGTAGCCACTTCCAAAGATAGACTTGCCCAACTCTTTCTGACTATCCAAGCCGTCTACCTTGTGCGTTTCGCTCACCTCTGCTTCAAACTCGATACCGTACCTTGACAGCTTTGCAAGTGCTGCCGCTGTCATTACGTTAATAGGGTACGTGTACTTTGGTAGCTGCTTCTTAATCTCTTTGAGGTTAACATCATTTTCCGCCTTGATTACCTTGTACAGCTTAGGCACAGACCTAAATCTCACATTTCCGTTTAAGTTGGTAACAAATGATGTGTTTACGTTTGCTCCATTCTCATAAGTTACTGTTACGCCTAAACTAATAGCCGTGCAATCTTGTGAAGATGAGAACAAAGTGAGAGTAGGGGCAAACAAAAAGAATTTAACGCCGTTCTTTTTGTAAAATCTCATTATCTCTGCTAATATTGAGAAAGGCGGGTTATCCAACACAACGCAATTCTTTGGATAATCAAACGTTTTGTAATCTCCGCCCGGATAGAAAGGTCTTACAATGTCCTTGCGCTTTATTCCGTATTCTGATATACACCAATCGACAACAGCGTCATAGATGTTTTGCGGCGTATAGCAATCATCGGTCGTTTTCTTTGGCTTGAACTTCTCTATAAATGCAAGATATTCCTCGTTGTCTTCCGTTATTTCTCCGATGCTTAACTTCTCACGAAACTCTTGCATTTTCTTTTCATATTCTGCACGCTCCTTTTGTTCTGATACGTCTAATTTTATAGCCTTATCCCAATCCTCGGGCGTGGCAACGTTCCACTCTTTTAACTCTGATTTGTCCCACTCTCGGGCAACCTTTTCCCAATCGACAGTACCTTTGATGTCGTTGTCAAGCATAGCCATACGACGCAACTTCTCAACCGGTGTGTCCTCGGGCAACAATATAACCGGTATTAACTCTTTGCCCAACTGCTTTTGCGCCTTAACTCGTCCGTTTCCTCCTATTGCCACGTACTTACCGTTAAGGGGGTAAACCATTGCAGCACGTGCGACCGTCATTTCGGGCAACGCTTCAACACTTTTGCGCAATTCTGCTTCTTGCTCCTCGGTACGTATCATGTAATTCTCGGGTACGCCCTCGATTTGCCCCTCGTTGTACTCAACTAATTGTGCGGGTACAAACTTTATTTTTATATCTCCGGTTTCTTTCATCTTGGTTATTTTGGTTTAATTTTGCGTCTAACGGCTTTTAATTCTTTTGTGGTGTAATTTATCGTTTGTCGTATTTTAGCCTTTTGTGTGCCTTTATTTTTGCTTTCTTGCGTTTCTTATAAGAACGCCAACGCCCGGGGCGTATCTAAACGCTCCGGGCAAACAATGAAAAAACACTAATACCAAATATACATTATGTTGGCTACTCCTTAGCTTTTAATGTGACCTCAATCTCCCACTCCTGTACGGCTTCATCTTTTTGCTTTGCCGCTTCCTCTATATCTGCCAACAACTCTGTACCCAAGTAGAAAGCAACCGGCGCATTTCTGTGCCTACCCTCTCCGTACTCGACAACTTCCAAAGTATCGTGTTCGGGTTGTCCTACTATTACGCCGTTGTCAGCAAACTTGAAAATATACTTATTTTTCATTTTCTTTATCTCCCATTTTTTTAAGGCGTTGTCTTAACCCTTTGTTCTGTGCTGCTGCTTCGGGGCAATCTCCGTTTATAAACAACTCACAACCCGGGCAACAACCGCCTGCGTTTTTTTACTTCGCTACACGTCACCATCAAATCCACACTTTGAAAACAAGTCCTTTAATCGCTCCGGCTCACCGATTGCGACAAACTCCGCACGCTCGTTGTCTGTAATAGCTACGTTTGCTATCTCGCAATCAAATAGCGGTGCTTCGTCTTGAAGCTGTCCCACCTTGTAGACAGATGTTTCGTATCGCTTTTCCATATCATTTTAATTTACTTGCAAATATAAGGTATTATTTTTATTTTCGCAAATGTTTTATGAAAATAATTCTAAACCCAACACCAAAGCACAACGCACGCAATTCTACATCAACATAAGCGTCTTTATCATTTAGGCAACTTACAGATACGCACGGCGTTAAAAACTCCTTATGTTGCCACGTGCTACGGGCGTAAAGGCATACACCTAAACGCCCGGTATGAAATACTTTACTTCTCATTGAGTTCCTCGACTTCCAAATCTGACATAAAGTCCATATTTTCACGCATAGAGCGGTCACCGTCTAACTTTGCTTTGTTGTACAAAAGCATAAGTTTGTTATATCTCATTTGATAGCCTTTAACCCAACACACAAAAGACCCGTTTCTGCCTTTGCGTTTTACTTTTAATTTCGTGTCGGGTTTGAACGGTGCAAACTCCTTGATGTACTGTGCATCTAATAGCTTTTGCTCATACAACAACCCGGTACGCTCGTTCTCAATCTCTTTTGAACGCTTGTAATACTCTTCTTCTGTCATAGTTTCTTTTTTTATTGTTTTGTTAATTGCTGTCTTTGCGTAATTCTCAACCTTGTAAAGGTTATGAAGCATTGTCTTTGCATACTCGCTCAACGCTTCTTCGTTCTGTGTTAACTTTCGCCCCTCGCACTCTTTTATTTCTTGTAGTTCCTTGCTCATCGCTTCGACACATGAAATTAAGACGCTTGTACGGCTAATTATCTTCTTTACTCTGTCATACATTGTTATCGGTTTTCTGTAATAACTTCCAATCTTCACGGCTTACCTTACAAACTCGTGGGTATTCGACAATATCGCCCTTTTCAAAGGCAATGTTATAAATACCTAATTGCCCTTTTACCGGTAATTCTACACACTGCACCGGGTTGCGCATCAACCACCCGTAACCGGTTTTTATCTCTGCACGCTTGCTTCTTGGTATTCTCGTTTTGTCCCAATCTTCGGGCGTGAACTCCTCTACACGCTTAATATCGTACAACTCGACAAAACCCATTATACAACCGCTTTCTTTACCCGGTATGATTGGTTTTTGACTACTGCAAATCAAAATACGCCCTCGATATTGCGTGGGTTTGCTCCTTACCTCGATACTCTTAACACCGTACACGTTACCGTCAATATCTTTGTAAGCTGCTTTAACCAAATCGTCTGCGTATGGTTGCTTAACCGTTAACGCCTTGTAGGCTTCGTGTTTAGTTGCATCGTAATCTTTCTTGATGTTTATCTGCATAACCTACTTATTAAAATGGTAAATCGTCTTCCTCCTTGTTAGGCGGCACCGTGCCGTTCCATTGGTCTGTCTGTTGAGGTGCTGCCGGCTGCGTTCTGTTAATTACGCCTTTCGGTGCTGCTGTTGGTTGTGGAGGTGGTGGTGCTGCCGTCTTTGGCTTTGGTGTTAATAACTCCATACGTGAAGCGTATATCTCCGTTACATAGCGTTTTATTTTCGCTTCGTCCTCATACGAACGGTAACGCAATTCGCCCTCAATGTAGAGTTTATCACCCTTATGTACGAATTTCTCCGCTACGTCTGCAAGTGAATTAAATAACGCTACATTGTGCCACTCTGTACGCTCTGGCACGGTCGTGCCGTCTTTGCGCTTATACTCCGGTACAGACGTTGCCAAAGACAAAGACACCGTTTTTCCTCCATTCTCGAACGTGTAAACCTTTGGGTCTCCTCCTACATTGCCCAAAAGTGTAACCCTATTTATTGCCATATTAAAAAAGATTGATTAAAAACTTTACAACGCTAACCGCTGAATGAACATAAGAAGCAATCGTCAATACTACAAACGTATAGAATACGATTTTATAACCTGTACTTGCTTTCATTTATTGCGCTTATCTTTAATGATTAAATAAATTAAAAAGGCATTGATTAAAGCAATCAAAACGCCCATTGTGTTATCGTTCATAATTACTTAAATTTTACACCGTCCAACAGATACTCGTCTTTGCGCTCGCTCCAATCTGCCGCCCTATTCAACGCCCGTCTGTCCTCGTCAAAAACAAACGTACAGAACCAACCACCGACAGACGCTTCACGTATTAACCGCACTTGCTTGCCTAATATCAAATTGCGATACTTATAATATCCGCTATTCTCATTGACAAACGCTATACGCCTAATTGCATTTATTTGCGGTTGTTTTTGCGTCTGTCGCCCTTTCTCCCTTTCGGGGGTACGATTATAAGGCTTAAAGTCAGAACGTACGCTGCGCCTTGAAATCTCGCTATAATCTGTTTTTCGTTTTACTCTCATAGGATAGTTTTATCTTTCCAAACCTCGTTATACTCTTTTGTTAGCTGCTCGATAGTCTGCACGTTACCCGGGTATATCCTCATCGCTTTGCGATTGCCGGTTTCCCATTGGTTGTGGTGCTTGAAACAAAGTATATTAACGTTTCTAACATCGTGTGCCGCTTCGGGGAACGCTCCACGTGTACGAATGTGCGATATATAAGTAGCTGAAAATTGCGTTAAAGGTCGCATACACTCTTCACAGATATGTGGGTATAAGTCCCAACAATAGCGGTAAAACCTTTCGTTCTCTGCCGGCGTGTGTCCCGTACCAAATAAATAACGTTGTACATCAATACGCACCTTTATAGGCATTTCAAACCGTTTATCTGTCAAAGGCTCGTAACCTTTACTTTTCGCATACTTGTAACATTCTATGTCCTCTATCAGAATAGCCATTTTTTCAAAGTTTATAAGCGGGGCAATTAACCCCGCCTATGTTGTTAGAAACTTTCACTTTCTCCCGGCTCCGGTGTTTCGCCCGGCTCCTCTGTACCCTCTGTTTGGTCGTCGTCGTCACCCTCTCCAAATAGAGACAGTTCTGCTTTCTTGCCCTTGAACAAAAAGGCGTACACCTCGGTTTCAATGTCTGCAATAATGCACTCCAATTCCTCCTCAAAACCCCACGTTTCGTTTTCAAGTTTAAGGCGTGGTGTGTTGATTGCTGACTTCTGACCGTTGGCAACCTCAAACAAACCGGTAAGCACAACGCCCACGTTGTCGTCTTTTCCGCTTAGGCTGATACCTCGCACCTCAATGTTTTTCAAACACTGCTCGGCAAACTCTTCCGCCAAAGTAACCTGCGCCGGTCTTGCCTTGAACTCGTCTGTACTTACAAGTGTCTTAAAACTTGTAATGTTGAATACACGACCCATAATTGGGCGTAACTTTGCAAACAGCTTGCGCAAATCGGGGTGTATATCCTTTGCGCTCTCGATATGGTACTTGTTGGTATAAACTTCGTTACCAACCGTTTCCACTACCTCATAATGAACGTCAAGACCTCCGTCTTTAAGCGTCTTAACCTTGTTCAAAGAAAATGCGTTCTCGCTTGGGATAGGCATATTCTTTACCTCTGTTACTTCTTTTGTTTCTTTCATATCTTTTTTTTATTTTATAGGCTTTAGCCCGGGTTGTCTTTTCTGTCTACTCTTAACTTTAACTTTGCCGCTTCATCTATAAGCGTGTAGAATTTGCGCTCCTCGCTTTCCTCTTTCGTTTCGTTCTCAAACTGCAACTCTAACCACTCATTAAGTAACACGTCTGCAATTTGTTGTTTATCTGTAACCTCGTATTTTCGCTTTTTCTCTGCGATACTACTTGCAAGCACAAAGATAAGGAAAATTAGCACGATAACAAAGCAAATAAGAAAGCCTAATATAATATTAACCATAATTAAAAGTCCTCCTCTTCTAACAAAGCGTTACGACTTGAAACGGGTTGTGTAGTAGTTGACTTCTCGGTTGTAGTCGACTTCGTTTCCTCTCCCTCGTAATGGTTTGACTTTGGCAACTCTACCGGCTCATCGTCAAAGATAGCCTTTGCCTTTACAATCTTTGTCTTTTTGATTGCCGGGGCGGCTGCTCGTGTGCTTCGCTTGGTGCTTCTCTTTGGTTTGCCGTCCTCATCGTATTGCTTTTGTGCAAGTTCAACAAAACCCAACTCAACCAACACCGGCAAACAAGCTGCCAACGCCTTTACATCTTCGCCTGCGTCATGTGCCGGGAACGTTTTGCCCTCAAAACATTTTGCGTACAATTCTTCAAGCGTTGGGAACTTTCCTGCCCTGCCGTCTGCAAAGCAAGCACCGACAAATTTAATAGTTTTCATCATTGTGTCGATACGCTTGCCCTTGAATAGTGCTTGGTCTGCCTTGCTGTCGTAATATTCACGCCCTAAATAGCGCATAATATTAGCCTTGAGGATAGACGTATCAAAGTAGATGTTGTGCGCACAGATTAAAGGAGATAGCGTACAATCTTTGATAAACTCCTGCACCACTGTTTCAAATGGTACGCCCTCTTTCATTGCTCGTTCTGTACTGATACCGTGTATCTCTGTCGTTGCTTCGGGTATCTCGTAAGGCTTGCCGTCTGCCCCTATTGGCTTAATGATGTATGACTTCAAAACCCCGTCTTTAAGCCAAGCTAATTGTGCAACATAGGGGAATTGGTCGCAATCTTTCTCCCAATCTAAACCCTTTGCGGGTACACCTGTTGTTTCTGTATCAAAGAAACAAACGTCTTTAATTTCGTACTGCATAATTATAAATCTAATGTTAAATCTAAATTCTTTATTTTCTTTGCGTATGCTTTGCGTGTCAACCACTCACAACCACAACGCAAACACTTTACCCGGCTAAACCCTTTCGGGGTGTACCTATAACGGTTTATACGCCACGTTGACAAAGGATAAAATCGTGGTCTACGCTCACACTTACAAAACATAATTAGAGTGTTTCAAGTTGTTTTCTTATCTCGTCACGCTTTGCTTTCACTTCCTCTATTAAGGCGTTGCGAACACGTTTGCGCAACTCGTTTGAAATCTCAACATCAAAGCCGTTGACGTGTACGGTTATTGTGCCGTTTTCGTGCAAACGTTGGTTTAATTCTTGTTGCTTTCTAAACTCTTTTGTTAGGCGCAAAACCTCGTCTAAATTTTCTATTTTCATATTGTTTTAGGTTCTTCGATAAATGTATTGAGTTCCTCTGCTGCAAACTGCTTTATAAACTCTATATGTTCTATTAATTCAGCGTTTCCAACCTCCGCAATCTCTTTAATATGGGTTGTGTACTTGCTTGTTGATGTGTCAAAATTTGCAACGCACATTATGGGACTTTGTTCACGCAAAAACTTTTCTGTCTGCTCCTCTGTGAACCTTTCGCCCGTTTCGTATAAAGCACGCCTAACAGTTGGTACAACATAGTTAAAGTAATAACCTTTCAACGCTTCGCTGCTGCCTTTGGGTGCAACAAAGAAACGCACCGTAACACGTTCGCCTTTGTGTAGTTTCAGAAACTCGTTAACTTCTCCCATGTAGAGAGATAAGCCGCCCTTATTGTTGACTACTCCGGTTGCTGATATTTCCCTCGGTTTCATTTTCTCTTAGTTGCTTAATTGTGCGCTTTGCAGCGTCATCGCCTACCGCCTTAATGAAATAGCGTGCGTTTGCTGACAAATTGCTGTTTTTATTCAAAATTGCTGCGTACTGCTTCACGAACTCAACCGGCGTTAAATTCAAATAGTCAATAGGGTGTCGCTTTAACTCGTTTCCGCCCATGTTTGCCTTTATTGCTTGCGCCTTGCGCTCGCTCTTCAACGCCTTGATAATGTTCTGTGCGTTCGTGGTAAACTGCCTTATTTGAAGCAAGTCCCGCACCGTATAATCATCTACACACTTTTTGCGCTTTGCCTGCATAGGCTTCGCCTGCTCTTTCTTTTGTTTTCTTTTGCTCGTCATAGTTTTATTTTGTAGGCGGGGCAATTAACCCCGCCCGGGTTACTTAATCTTCTGTGTACTCCTCGACTTGCATTTCCTCCTGTCCTCGCTTCACGTTCTCGATAAAGCCTTGGAAGCCGTTTTGTTTGGCAACGTCTAAAATCGCTTTAAGACGTTTTGCGCCCAAACTCTCACCTCGTGCAATTCTGAAAACCTTAACGGTTGGGTTTGCTGCAATAATTAGCTTAGTTGCGACCTCCATTTTTTGGCTGTCTGATACAACACCGTCAACGAAAGGCACGTTATTGAGTGTTAACCCCTCATCACTGAACGAAAGACCGGCAATCGGTAACTCTGATTTTTCGATAAGTTCCTTTCGCTCACTCTGCAAAGTGTCTACCTTTTCGCCCAACTCATTGTAACTACTCTCAACCTCTGCAAGTTGTTCTACTCGCTTGTTGTAGTCCTCGACTTGTGCCGCCTTTTCGTTGTGTACTTGCGCCTGCTTGATTTCTTCTGCAACGTCTACGTCTTCTTTGTTGCTCTCGTATTCTTGCAGCCACTTCTCACAATTTGCCTTACGTCTTTCTGCTTCCTCCAATTCTTTGTCGTACTGCTCAATATCGTTATTGTAACGTTCCTCTGCGTCTGAACGCTCGGACTTTGCTACGCTTACTTTGCGGTCGTACTCTGCTTTTGCGGCTTCGACTGCCAACTCGTAATCTCTCTTTGCGTCTTTCAAAACGTTTTCGATACGCTCTACCTCGGTGTTAAATACTCGCAAACTCTCTTTCTCCTTTGCCGGTATCGCTTCAATCTGTGAGATACGTTCCTCTAATTTTTGCTGTACGTTTTGCGCCTTTGCGTCTAATTGCGCACGCACGTTTTGACGCTCCAACAACTCGGTAACTTCAATGCGACTGCCGTACTTGGTTATGTCGCCCGGCTGCAAACCCTCTTTTGCCGCCTTAACTTGTGCGCCCAAATTCTTAATATCTCGGTTAAGGTGTGTTCGCTCCTCCTTTGCTTCCTTAACCTCTGCGTCTATCTCCTCAATGCGTTTCTGCACCTCCTTTGGTAATAGAGATTTAACGACTTCAATTTGTTTGCGCCTGCCCTCTGCTGTTTCTGACCAACTGCAAAAGTCCACAGCGTCAAAGTTTTGATAACCGAAAAGTTGTTGTAACATTGAAACGTTGTTACTTTGCACCGTCTTGCCCTTAATGCTTAAAACTCCACGTGGGTTCGCTTTCGTAAAGTTCAAAGATACTGTGTACTCTTTGCCGTCGTCACCGACAACCATTTTTGCAAAGCCTTTTTCTTCTCCATTGCGCAAAACTGCGTCACGCTCTCCGGTAAGCAAAGCACCGATAGCTTTCAAAAGGGTTGATTTGCCCAATTCATTGTCACCCGTAATAAAGTAAACGTTACCGGTAAAATCTGCGCTAAATTCTTTGATTACTTGGAAATTTAGCAATTCCAATTTTTTAATATACATTTTTCGCTCTCTTTGTGGGTGGGTTGCCCCACCCGGTTATTACTTGGTTTGTCTTATTCTTTGGTGTATTAACGTAAACATATCATTAAAACACGCTTTGTTGCTCTGCGCTTCCTCCGGCGTTAAGTCCGCCAAAAAGTTTTCTAACTTTCTGTAAAGGTCGTTTAGAGTTTCCCGGCTCATTGTGTGCCGGGAAGCTGTATCTCTCATCTTAATCTTCTGTTACTGTTACGGTGTAAACGTAATCGTCAGAACCTGCGTCAATGTAGTGCGCTTCGATTTTAACGGTTGTAGTTGTTGCCCAACCGCCGTCAACCTCGCTGATAATATCGAACTGCTGTGCGGTTTCGCTACCTACGTAACCCTCCTCCTCGAAGTTGTCCTTGAAATATTGCTCTGCTGCTGCCTTATCCTCAACTACGATAAGACCGTTATTTGTTAACTCTGCCTTTACTTGTGCTTCAACCTCTGCAATAGTAACTGCGTTGATGTTCTCTTTGTTAACTAAATTCTTCATGTTTTTTATTGTTTTATTGTTTCCAAGTAAACCGCTTGGTCGGCTGTGTTATTTCCTTAACACGTTGCAAAGATAATACTTTATTTTATATTACCAAAACTTTTCAGTATTTTTTTTGCGAATTTCTTTATTTTCTTTTGAAAAGGGTTAATTGACTATTGAAATAACGTTGTATTATGTCGTCAACCTCTCGTTCTTGCCGTTCTTTCTTTTCTATAAGATTAGGCGTATAGGTCGCACGCTTTTGCGTGTGCCTTAACTGCCTAACCTTATTTAAGAACTCCGCAAAAGTAGGCACGCCCTTATCCTCTGTAACCCTTGCACCCTCTACAATGTTACGACATACGTTGCAAAGTTCCTCAAAGGTTAATTTATCGAAATCTTGCGCCTGCTGGCTTAAAGTCTTTTTGCCCATAAGTTACACGGTTTTATAATTATCGCCCCTTAGAACTAAAATAAAAAGCCTTTCGCCCTTTGTGGCACATTCTGCAACACCCAATCTAAATCGTTTTGCAGCACATAACGCCCATAGTGCATTATCAGAATAGCGTCTGAGTTCCACAACGTAACGTTTGTGAGTGGGTACAACTCCTTTGCCACTTGCTTATAACGTGCCTTGCGTGCGCTTTTCTCCTCGTGCGACCCCTTAATACGTAACTTTAAGCCGCTTTGCCACTTAATAGGGTGTACAAGCACAAAAGGCACGTCCAACACGTCTAAAACCGTCTTTATCTGTTCAAAGTTGGCTAACATCTTCTGTATGCGAAAGACTTTACCCCTATTTTCGCCCGTACTCGTTACCATATCATCGGGGCGTATGCTTAACTTTTCGACAAATACAATAGGGTGGGTAAAACCTTTGTAGTAGTCGATAAAATCACGAAGCTGTCGCAAATCTTTTGGCATACGCACGCACTCTAATTTATAACCGGGTCTATAAACACAGATACCGCCATTACTTGCGCCCGGGTCTATTGCTATAACGCAATTAACTTTTAATTTCTTTGTTTCCATATCTTATTTTGTTTTATTCGCACTCATTTAAGAACGCCTTTGTATTTTCTATTTCTTGTTTTAATTTCTCCATTCTCATAACGGCAACCTCTCTCCACTCTGTTTTTGTATCGTTATAAAGATACCACTCATTTTCTTGTAGTGCTTCATTTATAAACCTTGAGTTTGCATTCCCGGTACTTAATTCTAAAACAATAGATAAGTCTTTATGATTTGAGTTTGCGCCTATATATTGCAACGTTACAATATTAAGGTTATGTATTGATACAATTCTATCACCCGCCTTTAACTCCTTTATATCTGTAATTCTTTTCATACTGCTTTTTAATTAAAGGCCTAATATCTGCTTTATCTTTCCTCTGTAATTCTCGTTCGCTA